CATCGAAGGCTGCGCCCGCGGCCTGCGCGGAGTGCTCAACCTTAATCCCAGGTCGATCGGCCGCTGTCCGGCAGCCGACCCGCGCAACCCGGAGCGCACCTGCGGAGGTCCGCTGCAGTGGATCGACGGCACGCTGCAGATCCAGTGCGCCAGGTGCCGCGACATCTGGACCGAGCAAGACCTGACCCACATCGCCCGTGTCGTCGACGTGTGGATCCCGATCAGTGACGCGTCCGAGCTGCTGTGTGTCACCGTGCGCACCCTCAACCGCTGGGCAGAGGCCGGGCACATCCGACGCGACCACGGTCGCGTGCTGTACGCCGAGGCCTCCGAGTACGTGCGGCGACACGCCCGCGACTCCGGTGCTTGACTCGGAGCCCCCGTGTCCCTAGCCTTCATGTAGGTTGCACTTCGTGTGACCTACCTCGAAGCCCCCGCATCGTCCCCCGTCGATGACCGGGGGCTTCGTCACGTCCGGGGAGGTGGCGCGTATGTCCAGCCTGACCGTGACCGTCACGCACAACGACACGTCCGTCACGCTCCAAGCCGACGGCGGTTACTCGCCCGACCTGATCGACGACCTGTGCCGACGTGCGGCCGGGACGCTCGTGGCCACCATCGCGCAGCTCGTGGCCGTGCTCGTCGAGGACGACGAGTGATGGCCGGCGTCCGCTCTGATGTCAGATACCAGCGGGCGCGCAAGGCGTACCTTCGTGAGGCCAAGGCGCTCGGCCTGCCGTGTGCACGATGCCGCGAGCCGATCGACTACGACCGGCCATGGACTCAAGGCGACCCCGAGTACCCCACGATCAACCACCGCATCCCGCTGGCACACGGCGGCGACCCGTACGACGCTGACGGCTTCGAGCCGATGCACTACGGCTGCAACTCCGGGCTCGGAGCGGGCGTGAAGGAAACTGCGCCACCGTCACGATCCTGGTAATACCGGAAGCGTTTTTCCGGTGTTGCGTGGGTTCGGACCCTGGCAATCTGACTTTTCTCTCCCCGCTCGTACAGCCCGCGTTTCCTGAACTCCTTCGGAGGTCAACGAACATGAGCGAGGCTTCTGCATGCGTCGTTTGTGGATGCGCCATTGTGCAAACGGGACCGGGTCCGCGGCGACGATTCTGTGACGGGAAGGAATGTCAGCGAGCGCGACGGGCTGCGTGGCCTTCGGCAGTCAACCGGCGACCGCAGAAGCCGACCCATACATGCGACACCTGTGGTGAAGGCTGCTACGGCACGAGGTGCCAGGTCTGTCGCGGAACTAGATCTTGTCTCAAGTGTGGAATGTCGTTCAAGTCGAGTCGCCCGCGCGTCTACTGTTCGCGCGAATGCGAGTACGCCGGCAAAGGTATACGGCCAGCTGTAAGCCGCAGATGCGAGGAGTGCGGATCTACCTTCACTCCATCCGGAGGAACGAACGTCAAGCGTCAGCGTTTCTGCTCAGTGGACTGCCGCTACACCTGGGAGAAGTCGCACCGAGAGCCGAAGCCGATCTCGGCACCGAAGTCCCGCATCTACCTGGCGACCTGCAAGATGTGCGCCGCCATGTTCGTCGGCCGATCGGCCCAGGCCAAGATGTGCTCCGAGGAATGCAGGCGACTGCGCCAGATCCGGACCGCATCGGCGCGAATCAAAGACCTGTACTACGGCCCGGCTTTCGACCCTGTCACTCGCGCATATCCCGGGAAGCCGCGACAGGACGCGCTCATCGCCTACTTGGTGGACCGCGACGGCGACAAGTGCGGGATTTGCCGCCGAAAGGTCGACATCACGCTGAAGAGCGGCACGAAGGGCAGTCGCAAGGGTCCATCAATCGACCACATAGTGCCGAGATCCAAAGGCGGCACTGACGACCCGGCGAACCTGCGGCTGACCCACTGGGGCTGCAACCAGGCGCGCGGCAACCGCGGCGGCGCCGAGCAGTTGGCGCTGGTGGGCTGATGCCTGCGACCACTGTGCGCGCCAGCGTTGACGCTGAACTGCGCAAGCTCAAAGCCACGTCGACGGTCGAGGGCCGCACCGCCCAGCGCCTCGCCGACCTGATCGACGGCATCTCGTCGCGCGACGCCGCGCCTACGGTACGCGAGCTGCGGGAGGTGATGACGGTGATCCGCGAGAAGTCCAAGGAGTCAGCACCCAGCCCCCTGAAGGGTTTACGGGCGTCGCGCAAGAACCGTCGCGCCGGTGTGATCGACCTGCAGGACCGCCGTGAGCGTCACGGCGGTTGAGCCGCTTCTCGGATGCCAGACCCCGCGCATCGAGGTCCGTGCGGCCGGGTCGGTCGGCTCGGCCGCACGTGAGGTCATCGACCTGGCCGACTCGGTCGGGCTGTATCTGGACCCGTGGCAGCAGCACGCCCTGGACGTGATTCTCGCCGAGGATGCGACCGGCGCGACGGCGGCGATGACTGCCGGGCTGGTGGTGCCCCGCCAAATCGGCAAGGTCAGCGTGCTGGAAGCGCTGGAACTGGCATGGCTGTTCCTGTGGGAAGTGCCGCTGGTGATGCACTCGGCACACCTGTTCAAGACCAGCCAGGAAGCCTTCAAGCGCCTGCTCATCCACATCAACACCACGCCGTGGCTGTCCGACGAGGTGAAGCGGATTTCGGTGGCCCACGGCAAGGAGGGCATCGAGACCAAACGCGGCTCCCGCATCGACTTCGTGGCCCGCTCAAAGGGCTCCGGGCGCGGGTTCACCGCTGACCGGCTGGTACTGGATGAGGCGTACGACCTGCCGGATCTGGAACTTGACGCGGCCATGCCGACGTTGAGCGCCAGGCCGGACATCCAGATCATCATGACCTCGTCGGCACCGATGGTGGACTCGACGACGCTGCGGCGCATCAGGCAGCGCGCGCTGGACGGCGACAATCGGCGGTTCGCTTACCTCGAATGGTCGGTCGACCCGGAGAGCTTCGACGCGGACGACGAGACCGGCTGGGCGATGGCCAATCCCGGCTACAACATCCGGATCACCCGTGATGCGGTGCTCAATGAGCGGGCTGCGATGTCGGAGTCGGGTTTCGCCCGTGAACGGCTCGGCGTGCCGGACGAGGCGACGGGCGGGTCGGCGTTCGACCTGGCGGCGTTCAGCGCCGCACAATCTGACGAGGCCGCGCCTGGCACATCAGGGCTGTGGCTCGGGGTGGATGCTTCGCCGGACGGTGGGTCGGCGGCGATCGCCGTAGCCGACGGCAGTGTCGTCGAACTGGTGGAGTTCCGGCCTGGTCTGCACTGGATGGTCGAGCGGGTTGTCGAGATCAGCCGGACGCACGGTGCTCGGGTGGCTCTGGACCCGTCCGGCCCGGCCGGTTCACTGGTGCCGCAGTTGCAGCAGGAGCTTGGCGCGGAGCTGCGTCTGGCCAGTGTCCGCGACGTGGCGCACGCCTGCGGGCTGTTCGACGAACGGCTGCGTGCCGGCCAGGTGGTGGTGCGCCGCCACGCAGACCTGACCGCGGCGGTCACAGCTTCTCGACGCCGCAAGGTGGGCGACGCCTGGGTGCTGCGCCGCGGCGACGGCACCGACATCTGCCCAGCCGTTGCAACCGTCCTGGCCGTGTGGGGCGCCTGTCACGCAAGTACTGATTACGACGTCATGGACAGCATTTTGTGAAGGAGACCTCATGCTCACCACTGCGCTGGAGGTCGCCGGACTCGGACTGCTGGCCGCGGCAGCCATCGTGTGGCTCGGTCTGGCCGGGATTCTCGCCAGCGCCGGGGCGCTGTGCCTGCTGGTGGCGTGGCTGATCGAGCGGAGCCGCTGATGGGGTTGCTGTTCGGGTCGCACCGCCGCGAGTTGACACTTGAAGGGGTTGGGGTCCGTCCGCGGTCGGCTAGGGCCAAGTCGGTGCGTCGTGCCGACTCACACGCTTCCGACGTCAAGTGGGCGTGCCTTCGGTTGCGCGCCGATCTGGTGTCAACCACGCCACTGGACGTGTTCCGTGAGCGCGATGGGTTGCTGTTCGAGGTGGACAAGCCGCCGGTGCTGAAGAGCCCGGACGGAAAGATCGACGTCACGGAATGGCTGTACTCCACCCAGTTCGACCTTGACGACGTCGGCAACACGTTCGGACTGATCAAGCAGAAGACGGCGCTGGGCTACCCGTCGATCATCGAACTGGTGCCGGTGGAGTCGGTGACCGTACGGGTCAAGGACGGCCAGGTCAGTTACCAGTTCGGCAGCGAGATCATCCCGAGCGAGATGGTGTGGCACGAGCGGCAGTTCACCACGTCGGGCTCGCCGATGGGGCTGTCCCCGACCGCCCACGCAGCGCTCACCTTGTCCGGCTACCTGAACGCCGCCGAGTTCGCTGCCGACTGGTTCGCCGGCCGGGCTATTCCGGCCGCGCATCTGCGCAACGCTGAGAAGCGGCTGAACAAGCCCGAGGCAGCCGAGGTCAAGCAGTCGTTCATCGACACGGTGGCCACCGGCGACGTGTTCGTCACCGGGTCCGACTGGGAGTACTCGGTGCTCGGGGCGAAGGCATCCGAGTCCGCGTTCCTCGACATGCTCAAGGCGTCCGCGCCGGCACAGTGCCGTTTCTACGGTGTCCCCGCCGACGTGGTCGACGTCGAGGTCGCGACCAAGAGCATTACCTACGCCTCCATCACCCAGCGCAACCTGCAGCTCTTGATCCTGAACATGGGCCCGGCCTTCGTGCGCCGCGAGCGCACGTTCAGCAACCTGCTGGTTCCCCGCGGCCAGGTGGTCAAGTTCACCACCGACGCGATTCTGCGCATGGACCCCGCCGCTCGCGGCGAGTCGATGGACAAGGCCATCGCGTCCAAGCGTCTCACCGTCACCGAGGCACGAGGCTTGGACAACCGGCCACCACTGACCGACGAGCAGATCGCCGAGTTCGATCGGCTGTTCCCGCAGCGCACCCCCACCCAACCGCAAGGAGTCCCCAGTGGATGACGTCCTGCTGCAGGCCGCGGCCGCCCGCGCCGCTGGGCTGAACCAGATCACGCAGCGTCCGTCGCAGCGCCGCTGTGCGGCCGAACCGACCGCCCGCGCCACTGCCCGCGTCCCGGCCGCCATGAGCCTGCGGGCGGCCGACGACGACGGCGACAAGCTGCACTTCGTCGGCGTGGCAAGCGCCACCGAGCGCGGCTACGAGATGTGGGACATGTTCGGCGCCTACACCGAGGTCATCGACCACGCAGCGTTCGACGAGACGTTGGCCCGCGCCGACCTGGATGTCCCGCTGGTGCTGGCCCATGACCAGATGCGCCGGATCGCCCGCACCACGCTCGGCACGCTGCGGCTGGACATGGTCGACGAAGGCCTGGGCGTGGACGCTGACCTGTTCCGTTCCGACCCGGACGTGGCCTACGCCGAAACGAAGCTGCGCGCGGGGCTGTACGACGAGATGAGTTTCGCGTTCCGCATCGAGTCGGGCATCTGGTCCCCGGACTACACCGAGTACCGGATCACCAAGGTTGACCTGCATCGCGGCGACGTCGCGATCGTCGGCTGGGGTGCCAACCCTTACACGTCCGCCGAGTTGCGCACCGAGCAGCGCGGCGGCTACGGGCAGCGGGTCGTCTCGCTGCTCGACCTGGCGATCGCCACCGG